CAATAATCATTTCACAGTAATGAATGGCTTTTAATAAATCTTGCTTACCATCTTTAAATGGATGGCGGCAAATATATTTAATTACATTTCCTTCTGCGAATAACATTTTATTTTTGTGAACGAATTCACTTGGCTGAATTTTCATTTTCTTATAATGTTGTCCACCAATTTGTTTTTCCCATATACTCATATCTTATATCCTTTATAAATGTCTTTAGGCCTTACAATATGTAAAGTCTCTTTAGTTCTTGTTGCTCCTACGTAAAATAATCTTTCTTCGTCATCAGGATTTCTATCATATCCTTTCTGAGTATTCTCTGTAAGATCTGTTAATAACACTACATTATCACACTCTCCTCCTTTTGCACCATGAATTGTGGATATATTTATTCTTGGATCTTGATTTAATTTTTCTCCATTGTTTCTCATGGATCTTAAATATTCTACTCGTCTTGATCCCGCACCATCCAACGCATCATACCAAACTGCATTAGTTTGAAGACCGTAATCTTTACGTAATTGATCTATGCCATAGAAAGCTTCTTTAGCCATCCCTTGAATTTTATTTTTATCTAAATTTCTAGGACTCATATAACTAAAGATGTGTGATAACTTTTTATATTCTAATAATGATCCTTTACGCAAATTTTCCCAATCAGCAACAGCTTTATATAATTCTGCTTCGTAGTTCTTTCCTTTTCTACTTTTATAATACAAACCATCTTTATATAAAACTTCTTCAATTGCTCTATGTTGAAAATTAGTTCGTGTTAAAATCAACCAATTTCCTTCTTTTAAATTAATTTGATCAAAGCTATCATACCATTTAACGTCTCCTTCACGTTTAGAAGGCAACCAATTTTTATTGATTCTATTTGAAATTCTGTTTACAATGTTAGCCGCTAATTTATGAACTTTAGCAGGTACTCTAAATGATTGAATTAATTGATTTATTTTACCATCCAGGGCAATAAAACTATCCACATCAGCTCCAGCCCATCTAAAAATAGCCTGATCATCATCGCCGGCAACAAAAGAATCATCCGTCTTGGTCCATATATTTTTGGCCATATCCCATTGAACTCTAGATAAATCTTGAGCTTCATCAATGAAAGTGACATCGAACTTAGGACATTTATCACTCTTAATAAAATCTGAAATCATGTCATGAAAATCGATTAGACCATATTCTTTTTTATAAATTCTTAATTCATTATCTAATATAATTAATTTTTCTCTTGAAACTTCTTTAGTATGTTCCCCTAGATCGTACTGTTGTTCTACGGTAATTTGTTTATGTTTAGCTTTATCAATAATGTTTAACTCTTCACTATTAGAAGAAAAGAAAGTATGACTTTCATCATTGTCCCAGCTTGGAACCGATAGAGGAAGTTTTAATTTATCTCCTAAATCTTTATAATGATGGGGCTGCATTACATTTTCTTTTTTAATTCCTAATCGTCTAAAGGCTAATGAATGTAAGGTTCTAAAGTAAGGAAGATCATCTTCGGTAAGATTAAACTTCTTCATTGCTCTATCTCTTGCTTCATAAGCAGCTTTCTGTGTGAAGGCAAAGTAACCAATCTTATCGGGATCTGTTTCTTTTAAATAATTTTCTACTTTATTTAATAAAGTTCTTGTCTTGCCTGTACCTGGTGGTCCTAATACAATCGTTGTCATTAGAATACGTCCTTCTCTTTATACGTGGGTGATTTAAATTCTGTTTTCTTTATATCAAATTTTTTAACATACATAACTTTCATACTTTTTCCTCCCGCATCTAATACTTTAATCTTAGCATCAAACCATTCTTTCATCCACGCAGAAGTTTTCTGATAATCATGGGCCCATCGTCTTCTTTGTAAATGGTCATGAAAGAAATGTCTGAACTTAAAGTAATGATGTTGCTCATCACTCCAAACGTTTCCTCTTTCAATATCTTCTTTCCGTTTTGTTTGTCTTCGATCACTACAGTAATCTTCTAAATGTTCTAGCAATTGATCTTCTGTTTTCATTCCTTCAGGAGCTTCAATAACTTCTCTTCCTGCAAGTAATCCATTAATTAAAGATTTCCAATCTTTTGTTTTTAAAGTTGGAGGTAGCATTCCTACTCCGGCTATACACGCTTCTTCAAATAAAGATTGTTGTCTCAAATGTTTAGCACTATCTAATTTTAATCGCTTACCATCCACGTTTAAATAATAATAAGGATGTTCTAATTGAATCTCTTGTAAGTCGCTTAACTCTGGAAATGTTGGTGCATTTCCTATTCCAAATTTTCTAGTACGACATAGGGTTTTGTCACAATGACTGCATAAAGGTTCATCTTTACATTTATAGCCCCAGTCTTTTTTCTCATGTTGTTTTTTGATGATGTCTATTTCCGATTGATCAAGTTCTCCAATCATATAATTCTCATGAAACCAGGATACTTTCTCTTTCCAGTTCTTCCATTTCTTTTTTGCAAAGACCGCAAAATGAAACAGGGCGGCATTTCTCCCTCCTTCTGTAATTTTTTCAGCCGCCAATGTTTCAATACATGGAGGACCATCAGAAAAATCTGATTGAGGCCTCTCCACTCTTATGGAGGACACATTCGTCGCATAAGCATCGACGAGACCATAAAACTGTTCTAACGTTGCCGCTTTCCCCTCTTCTGTGAAAGCATATCGTGTTGTCTTGTCTCCTTGAAAGTAAGGTAGGTTTAAAAAATTTCCTGTATCTTCTTCTGATTTTAATTCTATTTGTTTTGGAAAAACTTCTGCATTAGCAAATCCTAAGATGGCTCTTATTTCTAAGAGTTTATCTCTCATGACTTTAGCTTCTATAAATTTTTTTGAAAATAAAAAGATGTGTGCTCCTCCACTTTTAGATCTGCAGACAATCAGTGGAAGTTTAAATAATTTAATTTTTTTTAATAATTTGATATGATCAAAACCTGCATAACTATCAACGTCAATACATCCCCATACGCAAGTGTTATCGTCGGTAATAGGGACAATACCTAATGTAGGTTCGATTCCTTTTATGTGATTTTCGTAATGTTGTAAGGTGACAGGTTCTCTCTTGATGAAAGATTTCCCTTTCAATTTCTCACCATTCGTGGGTTGCGTTTTTATATAGGTACAACCATATGCTCTCTTTAAACCATTAAATATCTCAGCAAATCTCATACATCCTTTCTCTTATTTAACGGGGCGCATTAAGTCTCCCGCTTGCGCCCCATATAACACTGGAGTGTTATTCCTTAATAAGGAGTGTTCCCTTTTGGTTCGGAATCACTTGAATGCTTGCCTTGAACAGTTCCTTTAGAAATATTCTTAGAGAAACTTTTCGCTTGGTCATACATTGCTCTATCTTGGATAGGACCCACTTTAGATACATCCCAACCAAACCATGTTCCTTTATCATTGGACTGTTGAACAGTCGTCAATTTATAAACATGACTATATGTTGGTGGAGTAAATAAGCCGTTCTTACCCTGGAGCTTAATGCCCATCATCATTGTATTCCATTTACGGCTCGTCTTTAATTGAGTTGCCTTCATGGTAATCAATGCTGTGCAGGGATTATCGCCTAACATCAGTACGAAGTGACTCGCTGTATTTTCAAGATAATTACCATTAGGTAATCGATCTTTATTCATGTTGTCTCTCTTTGCAGAGCTAACAACATCAGAATTGGCAGCGTGTACTCCAACTGGAGCGCCCATACTTTCTCCTCTGTCCTTCCATTCTACAAATTCTCTTTTGTAGTAGCAGGGAATGACATTTATACCTTTTGATCCGTCATGAAGTTCATTCGTAACGGTGTTTAGGATCATACCAGGTTCTGCCCCCTTAATATGTTTAGCATGTCTCGTATTAACTTCCGGAGACAGCTGTCCTAGAACTTTCAAAAACGGTAGTGCAAGATCATCTTGCGACATCGTTTGAAAGCCAGCGTTCGCATCACCTTCAAATAATCCAGTGGATGGAAGCTGTGCATTTGCTTTTTTAGCAACTGCTGTTTGTCGTGTTTCTTGGTTCATTGTTATTGTTTCCTTGTTAGTTTGGTTCGGTTTCCTACGAACACGTTAAAAGTATCCATGGGCATATCAAGACCTTTCTCAATACGTTCACGGACCATTGCTTTGAGAGTCATGGGCTCAACCTTCAACTTCTGTGTCGGTTGATACCCGTGACTCTGCGCAAGGTTAGCATAATCTGCCGCCTTGTTATCTTCGTTCCGTCCAAAGGAAACGGTGACATCATTTTTAATAATATCCCCTAGGCCTTGTTCACGAAGCCATTTATAAGCCGCCTCTCTGTTCTTCACAGAAATGCTAGCACTATAAAACGGTTTCACATCTATAGCTGAACCATCAGCTAATTTTAAAGATGATAATCCCATCTCTCCTAAAAGAGTTGGAATAACATCTTGCGAAATTCTGTCTATTTCTTTTTGTTTTTGTTTAAGAGCTTCTTCTTCTCTTTTTATTTCATCTTCTAAAGTTCTTAATTTAAGAACTTCATCAGATAAAGATCTAATCTCTTTGGTGCGAGTTAGAACTTCTTCTTGATCTTTTTCAAAGTCTATTTTATTCATCGATTTCTCCTCTTTCATATAAATTTATTTCAATAGGATAATATTTTCTTTCTTGTTTATCCCACTTAAGTAACTTGTACTTCCCACTCGTTATATCAGAAACGATAGAACATGCAACCCCTATGATGGCTGGATCGCCTGTTAATAATAAAAAATCTTTTTTATTAAATTCTTTTAATCCTTTTCTTAATTTAAAGATTAAAGGTCCTGGTGAAAAAATGATTTGTGAGAGTTCAGGTAATAAAAACCTGAAAGTTCCATATTCAGCGGCCCCTAATATATTAATTTTAGGACGCCCTTCTCTGG